TACGTTCTGGAGCTCTTTGAACACGATAGATAATAATACTATCTTCTAATAATTCTTTTTGTTTGTATACTTTAAATACACTATCAAGGATACTGTTACCAAATGGCCATGCATTTGTTAATCCATCGCTTAATGCGATATGCAATACGTTTGTTGAATCAACAGCAAACTCTGACATTTGGGCGCCTGGTGCACCTGTTTGTATTATTCCTGCATTTGATCTATTGCTAGTTAACACAGTTGAACTTGCATTAACATCAGAAGTTTGTTTTGTGTCTACTGCAACTAGATCTTGTAAATTTAAACTAATATTTTTAATCAAATATTGTTCTACTTCTTTACCTTTACTTTCGTTAACAATAACTTTAGAAACATCTTGCACATTAACCCAAAATAATTTATATGTTTCTGGATCTCTAATAAAGAATTGATCGCCATACTTAATACAACTACGGAACAATCCATGTATTCTTCTATCAAAGTCGTTGATGTTGCACCATTGTTTAAGTGCAGTTTCTAATCCAACAACTTCTGATTCAGTTGCTTCTTCTTTGTAATTAATTTTAAATGGAAGCCTGGTGTCTATGTCTGATTGTGTACTAAATTCAGCAATTGTATCTAATGCTGAGTTAATCTCACTATCTTGGTCCATAATATCATATTGAGTATAACGTTCAACACGATTTGGTTGTCCGCTGTATACTTCAGGAAGCCAACTGGCCCATCTGTTTGTTTTTTGTCCAAAAGATCCGGAATTACCAGGATCATATTTTGTAAAATGTTTTTTCCAACTCATATTATTTAGGTACCTTTGTTATAAGTGTATTTATCTAGAGTTCATCATACGAGTGTTTATTTTTGATTTCTCGTTAATGTTGTAGCGTTTAACTATGTCTTGCAATACTTTTACTGTTTCTATTGTTGATCTTTTAGCATCAATTAACGCAGATAAATCTTGACTATTGTTCATTATAGCAGGATTTGTTAGTTTTGTCAAGTCTCTTTGTATATCCTGTAGTTTAGTAGACATTTGATTATCTGCTGGTGCTACTTGAGGTATTTGTGTGTTATCTTCTACTACTGTGTTTACTTCAGTTTCACTGGGTACTTCTGTAGGTGTTCTATTTTCATCAGCAAGTGTTCTATCTGAATTAAATTGTTCAGACATTTCTTCAAATAACATTTTATTAGTAGATAGATTGTCTGAGAATGTTTTATTATCTCCAGATAAGCGTTCAGACATTTCTTCAAATAACATTTTATTAGTAGATAGATTGTCTGAGAATGTTTTATTGTCTCCAGATAAGCGTTCTAAAACTTGATTTAAGTATGTCTTATCAGTTAACATGCTATCTAAGAGTTTTTTATTTTCTTCGCCAAGTTGTTCTAACAACGTGGCCATATGCGTTTGATTGTCTGATAAATCAGGTGTTTGTTCAAGTTTATTATTTTCACCAACAAGTATTTTATTCTCTTCAGATAATTGTTCTATTATATCAAATAATCTTTGTTGACTAGTTAATGATTCCGCAAATCTTTTATTTTCATTAATAAGTTCTACATTCTGTTCAGTTAGTTGTGATATTTGACTGTTTGATAATGCAGGAATTTTTGCAGTATCAGTGATAAGTTTTTTATTATCATCAATGAGTATATTATTTTCATCAATGAGAGTTTTATTCTCATTGAGTAATTGTTCTAGTTGTTCATTTGTTCCAGCTATATGCGAATCAATCTTTTTTGTATTATCTTGACTTATTTGATCTTTGAGATCTTTATTACTAACTATTTGTCCTGATTGATCTGGCACAAACATTTCTGCTGTGTCCATGCCCAATTCGTCACCAACAATATATGGTAGTCCAGCTGCAACTGGTCCACCGTGTTTTCTTTGAGGAACAGCGTCACCTACTAGGTTTACTTGCGCTCCAAGAGAACTGCCATCTACATTGTTTTCGGTAATAGGTTCTTCAAAAAATTTCAAAAGACTATTATCTTCTTTATTAAAGATTTTATCACCTGAACCTGAGTAAACAACACCTAAGTTTTGATCAAGTGTAGATTTACCTGTTTCAGAATCAACACCGGTTGTAAGATCACCCGCTGCCATTGATTCTTTTAATAAGTCATATGCTGATCTGCCTGCTAAATTACCATCGCTATCTGATATTACAAACTGTGCTATTACGCCGGCATTTTGTGCTGTTTCTTCTTGCAGTGTGCCGTCTTCATTTTCGTCTCGTTCGGTTTTACCGCCTGTCATATTAATAAATTGTGCTGGCCCACCTGCTTCTACAACAGCATCCATTTTTTTGTCATATGTATCTAATGCTACAATTAATTTTTCAGCGAACCCGGCATCAACAGTATTAATGTATGCAACTGCACCTTCTAAATTTTTAACATATTCAAGTCCTGCTGATTCTAACATTTCTAATGTTAGTTTTCCTTCGTTTTCTCGCATGGCTGTAATTATAGCACCTGCATCACTGGCTCTATCTACCTCTACATCGTTGTCGATTTCTCTTTCAACATCTGGATTAACTTCAGGTCTTTGTACTGCTGATGTATCTGCTACAATACCTGCTAGTGATTCAGCAACTCTTTCGTTATCACCGCCTGCACCACCAAAGTCATTTAGTTCATCTCCAAAACCTATTAGTGCTATTATTTTGTCTAATTCTTTTTTGCCACTCTTTAAGCTAGATGTTAACATGTCAAACAGTCCTGCGGTGGTTTCCATATCAACTGTTAATGCTTCCTGTACTGCAATAAACTTTTCACCCATTTCATTCATAGCTAAAACTGTTTTTCCAGACTCTTTCAAATCTTTTTGAGAAGTTACGATTTTATCCTCAATTGCTTGTGAATCTGCTAGTTTGCCAAGATCTCTTTCTACTACACTGAATTCAGCAGCCAATGTTAATAATGCAGATGAAAATTTATCACCGGCGTTTCCTGCGGCTGCTAGTTTAGTTTGGTCTGCATTAGAAAGTGCATCAACTATGAATGATAAAAATCCTTCAGCTGGTGCAACACCAGATTTTGTCATTCTTTCTATATCTTCTACTATGTTTACATTCATAGCTGTCAGTTGAGCTTCAAGTCCTGGAGATATGTTTTCTAAGACTGCACTCATATCAAAGTTTGTTGGATCGCCAACTGATTTGTATGCAGCTATATTGTAAGCATCTAATAGACCTTGCAGACTCGGAGCTTTTTCACTCATAAGTTTTACTCCTTGTGCAATCTCTTTTTGTACTTCTGCTGCTTCTGGGAATCCGTTTTTAATAAGTTCTCTTTGTGCTGCTGATCCATAATCATCTAATGCTTCCATTGATGCTCGCATGGCTTCTTGACGTGTTAGTGATGTTAAGTTTGCAACTGCTCCGGCTTCTATTTGCATATCAATAAATGTGCCATTCATTTCTTCAGCACCCTGATTTAGACTCTTATGAAACTGACCAGTTCTACGTTGAAAAGATATAAACTCACCATATGCTGACAGCATATCTTTTGAGCTCATTCCTAAGTCTCCAAAACTTTCTGCTGTTTTATCTAACTGTTTATAGTATTTTACAAATTGTGTACTACCAGAACTAACACTATCACCAAGTCCTAGCATACCATCACTAAATGTTCCTAGGGTGTTGGATAGATGCAAGTATGTATTACCTGTGTCTTGTATTCCTTTTCTTAATTCATCGTATGCTGCTGCGCCGCCATTAAATAAAATACCACTATCTATCATTTTTGCTTGTATTGATGCAAACTGTTCTAATTTGGCTGCATTCCAACCTGCATATGCTAAGAAGGCGTCTACTGCAACATTTAAAGTTGTTCCTACACCAGCCATGACAGCACCTGTGCTGTTTGTCATTTTTTCAAAGATCTTAAAACCGCCGCCAGTTGCTTTGGCACCTGCTGCTAGTTTACTGACTCCATCTGTCATTGCAGTTAATGGCTTTTCGTGATTATTAAAGAAGCCCATTGCTCTATCTAGTTTACTAGAAGCTCTGACTACCTTTTTCGTAAATTTTTCTTGTTCGGTATCTGATTTATCATCTGCTTTAATATCAACACTTGTTGCTTTTGCCAGTCCGCTAATTTCAGCTTGCAGATCGCCTAAGTCGCCACCAACTTTTTTCATTACCTTATGGAACATTGCATCAGTTTTTGCTGTTTGGGCCATGTAGCTTGCTACTTGTCCCATTGTTGCTTCTGAGGCCCATGCTGGTACTTGTATTTCTTCTCCGCCAATTAACAGAGTATGCATTTTATCAGCCATCGCTACGCTCCCTTTCTAGATTTTGTAATTTTTTCATTTCAACTGCTAGTTGTGATTCTAACATTATTAATTCGTTTATATCAGCTTCGTTTGTTTCATGTGGATATATTGTAGAATACTGGTCTTGTTCTTCGTTGATCTGTTCAATTCTGTTAGTCAATGTTTCAATTGTTGCTTGTACAACAATTACGTTTTCTATAACTACTTCATCTTGTGTATCTGTAGCAGTTGATTTTTTGTCTTCTGCAACTATTGGAGTTAATGAAGTTGTGTCAGTTGTTTCCGTAGAATTATTTTCTAATATTCTTTTTCCATCATTGTAATCTTTTAATTGTTGTGCTGGCAATTCATTGCCCATTGCAATTCTCATTGTGGTTGCTGCAACTTGATTCTCTGTCATTGGTACTCCAGGAACATACAATTCGTCAGCTATTAGAGTATCATTAGTAGAAAGAGAGGAGGTTGTTTCTTCTACAACTACAGTAGTTGTGGAAGAGGTTGTTTCTTGATTACTAAGTTGTTGTTCTTTTGTTGCTTTTCTTTCCCTTTCTAAATCTAATTGTGCCTTGCTTAGAGCGGTTGCAACTGATTCAATTGAGTGACTAGATCGATTGCCATTTCCATACACACTGTTTCCAGTATCTGGATGCGGCAGACTTGCCCACTCACGTGCAAAATCTAGCATAGCATCTCGTATAGTGACAGTTGTATCTCCTTGCAGGTATGCAGCAAGTTTGGGTCTTTTTGCATAACCATCGTTTCCAACAAGTAATAATTTTCCTAATATGTCTTGGTTTTCTTCTGTAAACTTATCAGTTAAACTTAGTCCACTATGTGGGAATATTTCTTGCATTGTGTCGGGTATAATTTGATATTTTCCAACTGCAAATAATCTATCTACATTGTTTGGATTTTTTATTTTTTGAAGCTCAAAGATTTCTGCAAACGTCATATCTTTTAATGCTTTTCCATCTCTATTTGTATTATGAGTTGATCCAATTATTCTGTCGTTTATTGTTCCTCTATTACTGCTATTATAACTTCCTTCGCCTTTTCCTATAAAATCTAATAAACGATCTACAGCTGACCCATCAACTGGTGCTGTAATATCTGGTGCATCAGAGTCTGTAGCCTCAGATGTTGTAAGCATACCCCAATTTTGTGTATTTTCTTTTTGCCCTTGGACATTACGCTGAAGTAACTCTTCTACTTGAGCAAGAGTTTCTTGCAATGGTTGTGCTTCTTTTCTTGTTGTTCTAAGTTCTTGTTCGGCTTCGTTGAGATCATTTTGTGCGTTTACGATATTTGAACCATCTTTATCTGGTTGCAGTTTTGCTTCTTCAAGTTTAGATCTAAGTCTTTCTACAGTAGATAGTTTTCCATCTAAATTTAAAGACGCTAGTTCAATTTTTACATCATTGCGTTGTCGCATAAGAACACGATTTTCATCTCGCAAATCATTTCGTCTTTGTTCTGAATCTGTTATTGCTTGACGTCTTTGATCCTTTGTTGCATCCGCAGGTAAAAATGTAGTGCTTCCACCAATAATAGTTCCTGTGTCAAGTTTAATTGTTTCTAATGAATTTTCTTTTGAGTCGTCGTTAATATTGTTATCAAGTCCAAATATAGAAGTCCACACAGATGCAAATCCATCTACTGACGTTGCCATAATGTTCATTACTTCGCCTGTGGTTCCAAATCCTGGTGTGATTAAATTTTGTGCTTGAATAAAAGCCTTGCTCATTCCACCAACAATATCAATAGAATCATCAGCACCATCAACTTTACCAGCTACAGCATCAAGTCTTGCTCGGATATCTGCCATTGTTCCTTGAAACATCTCAGGCTCTAATAGCATTGCTTGAGCTCTAATTTTTGAAACTTCTAACATGTCTGGAGATAGTCCATCTAGGATAGGACCTTTTCTGATTAAATCTACCATCTGAGTCATAGCAAAAATAGTTTGTTCTTCTGTTTTTATTTCGTTTGTTTGGCCTAGTCTTGACATTTCGATAAACTTTTCTAACACACCAGGTCCAAGCATTTGCATTTTTTTGATTAATTCGCTGCTCATGTTATTAATAGGCGTATCATCATACTGTATGTCGTTTGCCATATTTGCCATAACAGTAATTAGTTCTTTTCCTAATTCTTCTCCTAGCATTGGGCCAGCCAGCATCGCAAAAACATCATTAAACCTTAAAATATTATCTTGGGCATCTTCGCCAAATTGGTCTCTATAAAAGTCTTGATTTTGCCTCATTGCTTGTTTGAAGTTAGCATTGTCACGTATTAATGCTCTTGAGTCCATTAGTTCTTGCCTACGTCCGCCCAATGAATCTGCTAGAAATAAACCTACTTTGTTTCCTGTTTCAAAACTACGTACAACTTTATTTTGTTCAATTTCGCTAAATTCATTTACTTCATTTAACTCATACAATTGTTTTAATTCATCAGCCATTGCCATTGACAATTGTTTTGGTGCATATCCAAACTGATTCATACGTTTAAACATTTCTGGATTTTCTAAAAAGTCTAACAACTTACCAGAGCCGTATTGCAATGAACTGCCTATGCCTGTTAATACGTTTGATGTATTTTGCATTACTCCATTGTAATCAGCTAATGTCATTCCTAATTGCGCAGCAGTATCACGCAGAGTTGTGTAGTTGTCTTGATCAGACATTACTAATCCCAAATCAATCATTGTTCTTAATTCTTTTTCTTGTTGAGATATTAATTTACTAAACACTGCTACTACACCGGCGCCGGCTGCTACACCACCTGTTAGCCAAGACGCACCTTTGGCAACTGCACTAATTTTTGGAAAGGAAGATGTTAATCCTGCTAATCCACCAGCACCGGCAGAAAGTGCTTCTGCTCCTGCGGCAGTTAATTCTGTAATTGCATCTAAACCAGACATGTCTCCGCGAACGCCGGCAAATCTGTCTGTATACTTTTTTGTTCTTCTTACACGTGCTGCATTAGCCGCCGAACTAGTTCTCAATTCGCTTGCAGTATCTGATATTGTTTTCTTTAATTTTTCTGCACCAGAAATACCATGTAATTCTTGAATTGCTATTGCCAGAGCTGTGGCTTTAACGGAATTTCTCGTTGACAAGGTAGCTAGTTTTCTAGCTGTTTCTTCACTTGCCCATGGATAATTTGCATATACTTGGTCAAGTTGTTGTTTTAAAAGTTCTATGTCCATTGCTTCTCTTAATTAACTGGTGTTTTAATCAGATAAATACTATTGTACTGTACTACAGTATTTATGGAGATTAAATATGACGAATCCACTTATACAGGCATATAGGAAGCCTGCTTTGTATGTTTCTTTGCCAAGTGGCGGGAATTATTATAAAGAAAAGCCTAAACTCAGCGTTGATGGTGAATTAGCTATCTATAGCATGACTGCTAGAGATGAACTAATTTCAAAAACACCTGATGCATTGTTCAATGGAGAAGCAACATTTAGTTTAATTAAAAGTTGTGCACCTGACATTGCTGATGCACATGATATGCCAGTTAATGACCTTATGGTTGTATTAATTGCTATACGCATGGCCAGTCATGGTGATACTATCAGTGTTGACATTAAATGTCCAAAGTGTTCGCACCTAAACCAACTTGGTATTAGCACTGCCGGATTGTTGTCTACTGTTGAAGAAAACAAAAGTTCTGACCATATTATATTAGATAATGACTTTAAAGTTAACTGTAAACCTTATAGTTTAGCAGACCGTACGCTGTTGCAAATACAACGTATTAAACAAGCTAAATTAATCGAAGGACTTAACAACGAAGATTTATCTGATGAAGAACGTCAGATTAGATTTGGTGAGACTTTTATTGAGATTGCTGACATTACTGTTACTCTTATTGCAAATGCAATTACACAAGTAAGTCCACCAGAAGGTGAAAAAGTAGCTGATCATAATATGATATTGGAATGGTTAAAGAGCATTACCAAAGATGATTATGACAAGATCAAGAACTGTGTAGAAGATTTAAGTGAAAATAATATTGACACTAAATTTGATGCAAGTTGTCAAGCATGTGAACATACTTGGAAAACAACAATAGATCTAGACATTGCAAATTTTTTCGTGGGTTGATAGCATCTCGACAACCCGCTGAAATAGATGAAATATTAAAACGTTACAACAAAGATCTTGAACAAACTGAAGCCGGCTATTTAGACTTAGTTATTAAATCGGGAGGCTTGGTAAGTTATGAACAAATACTGGCAATGCCACTTGATGTATTGTCCATGTTTGTTGAGCGTTTGAATAAACATAGAGAAGAACAAAATCAGGCCGCTGCAGCAGCGTCAAAGCCTAAGGGCAGAAGATAATTACTGATCTAACATTATAGATTTGTAATACTCTGCAGGCCAGCTATCATAATAAGATGTTCTATGCAATGATGCTCTACGTCTAAGCAACTCAGCTCTTATTTGAATTAAAATCACATTAGATATATTTTGAACAAAATGCCCAGAAGTTTTTGTACTTTGTAAGTACATTAAATCTGGGTTAAGTTCTGACATGGTGACTAAATCAATAGTATCTAAATCTACTTCATCACCAAAGTAACATACACCTACCATTTTTACTCTAGGATCAAACTCAAGCATAGCATCAGGATTAGGACCACTGCAATCTATAAACTGTAGTTTATCTTGAACTCTGGCAGTCTTTGCATATGGACAAGTAGGATATCCATCTTCCTTGTTTACTTCTAATTGGTTTATCATCCAATCAGTAAAGTCTTGTTTAAATTGCTCAAAGTGTTTATTAGTCATAACTGTCCATTATCTATTATTAAGTTTAGTATATCGATGTCTTACGACATCATCATTATCACAAAGCTAACGCTTTGTTCAATGTATGTTTTTAAGAGTTAATATTAGTATCTATAAACAATAAGAACTTATTAACTACTATGTTATTTATATTAGCTTATTTCCTTGATTTTTTATTCACACTTAGCTTGTTACAGCCAAGTGCAAAATACTCATTTCCCGTCAAGAATACCCACTCGTTATAGTAAAACCTTTTTAGCACAAGGTAGTGGCGGTTATGCGATACCACTTTACATACTGCTTATTAACGCAGAAACACTCTAAGCCATAACGACGACTTTCGAGCTATCCGTAAGTTCCAATTGTCAGGAGAGCTTACTCATTTCGGTTTGTCAAACCATGCATTGACTAAGGCGCACCAGTTCCAGACACTTGTGTATCTTCAAGGTGAGTCGAGCTACCTCGACCAAACGAAGCCATGTGAGCCTGTGTTAGAAATGTGTTAGTATTGTGTTAGTTATCTTGGGTCTATGTTAGCGCCATTGATAGCAAATTTTTCTAGTGTTTCTAGGTTGTCTTTGTTGTTTGCAAAATCTTCCCAGAATGTAATTGTCCAGGAGCCGTATTGCTGTGAGCCATAAGTAACCCTTCGGGCAGTGAATAGGAATCTATCCAAGTTCGAAGGAAATGCCAAGTAAATGCCTTTGCGATTAAACTTCATAAACAGTATGTCTAAGTCGTTTTCATCGTGTGCGTCTAATGTTTGTTCTAGCCATTGTTCTAGTAGTGGTATTGGTTTTTCTTGTATTAAATGATGAAAAGGGAAATCTGCATAGTTCTTACACTCGCAGTTGAAATAGTTCCAATGATCGGGTGGAATGATGTCCCCTTTAAATGCCTTGATTTGATTTTCCGTAAGTGTACTCTTACGTATGGCGTTCATGCCTCCGACAAACGCACCACTGTGTGGAACACGTTCAAAGTTGTCGTCGTATATTTTGGAAAGAATGTTACAAACTTCTCGTTCGAATCCTTTACCTTTTGTTTTGCTTTTGCTCGCCAATTTTTATTTCTTTTTTTAGTCTTTGTAGGATATCGTATCCTACCTTTTTATCGTCAATGTAATGATTATCTTTTTCAGGCCAAAAATCTATTTGTCTGATATCAGGATAATCATGCATCGACTACGTCGAGTTCGACATTAAATGTAGTGAAGCCATTTTCTTTAGTAACTTGTAATACATTATCAACTCTGCCTACTAGTTCATCTCTATGACTAATAAGCAAAATGTTTTTATGTCGTTCTCGTTCCATTTTCTTTAATACACCTAATGCACTTTCAACACCAATTGTATCCATTCCGCTGTCAACTAATTCGTCAATACAAATTAAGTTAATAGGATGATTCATACTTTCGAATACATCACGGAAGCTCCAACTGAGTCCAAGTATAAGTCTATTACGCTCACCACGTGATAAGTTGTCAAAATCCAAATCTTGTCCTAACTGTGTAATAGTTACAGTTAAATCGCTTTGGAATTGTACTTCATGTGGTAAACCTAATCTTGTGATATAATACTCTAGTCGAGTATTTAAGAATTGTAAGTTTTGTTCAATAATTTTCTTACGTACAAAACTATCCTTGTTTGTAAGTAGCTTCAGCAAAAAGTCCTGATGCTCTTTCAATTCTGTAATTCTATTTACCTCATCCCAATTAACTTCCTGCAAACCAGTATCTTTTAATGCGGTTATTTGTTCGTTGTAGGGATTTACCTCTTGTTTGATACGTACTAGGTCAGTTTCAGCAGTGCTGAGTTTACCTTGATGTTCGTATGCTTCTTTGATACTATTATAATGCATTGTGGGTGCTTTGTCAAGTGGTCCTAGTTCATTTAATGCAGTATTATATTCATCTATCTTAGCATTATAATCATCTATATGCTCCTGACTTTCTGTAACTGCTTCTGTTTTTTGTGTTACAAGTTCTTCATGTTTTTCATCATGTATTTCTTGTCCACACGCATAACATTTGTGTTCTAGTGTATTATTAAGGTCCTTTTGTGCTTTGTCTAAGCGTTTTTGCTCTCTATCTTTAGTGCTGGTTAGTCTTGCTATTTCGGCAGTTAAAGTATCTATTTGTTGCTTCTTACTAGTGAATTCTTCGTAGTCTGCGTGTGCTTTTAGTTCAACATCAACATCAATATGTTGCAAGTTTAACAGGTCTGTTTCCAGTTCTTGTATGTCTTTATCACGCTTTGACTCCCATACTGTTTGCCTACGTTCCAAGTCTGATATACTTTTACCAATACGTTCGTTTGCTTCTTCTGTGCCGCGAATACGATATGTCTCTTCTGTTATTTTGTCTTTGCTTAATTTAGTAAGTTCTTTAAGTATCTCAGCCTTTTCACTAAGTTTAGTAATACCCAATAGCTGTTCAATCATATCACGTTGATCGTTAGCTCGCATACTCAAGAAAGGTTCAGTGTATGTGTTTAGTGCAACAATGTGTTTAAACATTGTATGACTCATGCCAACCACACGTTCAATTACACGTTGACTTTCACGGCCTTCGCCCTGCATCTCATCAGTAATCTCTCCGTCACCGCCAGCTCCATTAACAAGGAACTTAAAAATATTAGGCTTGCGTCCACGTTCAATTCGATAATCAATTCCATTCATTTCAAAGTCAACAGTAACCAACATACCTTTGTTGTTTGTTTTGTTAACTAGATTATCTTTTTTAATGTTGTATAATGCATTGCCGTATAGACCAAAACTTAATGCGTTTATGATAGTAGTTTTACCTGTACCATTACGTGAACCATCTCCACCTAAGTCCATGTTGTTACCTAACACAAGTGTTAGTCCTGAATTATCAAAGTGGACAGCCTGTGTGACATTGCCCACACTCATAAAATTACGTACGGTGATATTTTTAATTCTTAGCATGTTTAACTAGTTAATCCTGTATATATGTCAATAAGCATTTGTTTTTTGATTGTATCGCTTTGTACTGAATCAAGTTGTGATAGTACAATTGTATCTACGTTTTCTACTTCAATGTCAACACCTTGTTGCCAATCGTTAGTGTGTTCTTCTTTTTTGCTTGGTATCAAACTAATCTCTCGCAAGTCATATTGTTTAGCAAATGTTTCTTTAATAAAGTTTGCTTCTTCATATGTAATGCTTACATCAAGTGTAATGCGACAATATGTTTTGTCTGCTAGATATTTTTCTGGGTTATCAATAAGTTTGCTTAATGGTAGTGTGCGATACTTTGGTGCATCCGGCCAAGCTGAATATTCAATAGTACCATCCCAATCAAGGAACATGCAACCTCTGTCATCATCCCATGCATCACTAAAGTTGTGAGGGAAGCAGTTGCCTGGATAAATTACATTACCACGCTCTTGTCGTTTGTGGAAGTGTCCACTAAAAACTTTTTCAGGACCGCTTAGGTCTTCTGCTTTAAGTCCACCGTGGTCTGGCATTTGTACAAGTGCGTTCATGTAAAAGCTAGGAAGTTCAAAGTGACCAAACATAAATTTACATTTTACATTTTTAACTTTCTTCCATTCATCTTCTACTAGCCAAGGAATAAATGCACAATCACCTTCTTCGTAAATTTCTTCGTTTACAATTTTAATGTTAGGGTATTCATCTGCCATTGGGATACTGTGAATCTCACGCTTCTCTCTATAATAGAGATCGTGATTGCCCATAATCATAATAACTTGTTCAAAGCTATCATTGAGTCTACGTAAATTACTTACTGTATAATTAAGTGTACTAACATTAATCGTTGCACGATGGTGATGCCAGTCTCCCATAAAGATACATTTAGTAATGCCACGTTTCTTTGCTTCACTAATCATCCAAATAATAAAGTCTTCACAGTCTTGATTGTGTAGACGTGAATTATTCTTATTACCTAAATGGATGTCAGTAAAAATTACTGCTTTATCAAATAACATTCATTCTCCTAGCTAAACGTTTTTCTGACTAATGAATCAAACCAGTCACGTCTTATTTTATACTCATATTTGTATCTGTCAAGAGTTTCATCAAGTTTATTGCATCTTTCAACTTTTAGAAATTCTAATATCTTATTAGCACTATTAAACCAATTTGGATCACATACATATAATGATCCTGGATTAGACCACAACGTCTGGTCTAACCTTGTTGGTTGCTTGTTATCAAGTAATCTTTCAAATAATAATCTTTTTAAGTTGTCAGCAGGTTCAAGTGTTGGTTTAATATCTTCACCGTTGATTAAACTATTAACATCCCAATGCATATAATTTAATTGCCACATGTACAACAGATTACCTTTGTCAAATTCGTCATGCATCTTTTGATGGTATGTATCATACCATACTTTTTTCCAATTATCTGTTACCTTGTCATTTACTAATTTATGATCAGTCCACCATATTTCACTATGTTTATCAATAAATTCTTTTGTTAATACTCTGAATGCATGACTAACCATATAATGAAAAGCATCTTCGTACGTGTCTTGATTACATATAATAAGTTTATCACATTCTATTTTTTGATCAGGATATAATAAATCTCCAAAGTAGTTACTCCATACTAACATATCATAATCTTTTTCTAGTGGACGCATAGGAGCAATAATGTCACCACGTATATTTTCCATAAGCCTATGACATTCAGTATGCTCTTTGTGTCTAACTGCATCTAAAACTAAAGCACTATCATTATTAGCCTTACCACTCCATTGCCTATTCCGGAGGGGAGGTAATGCACGGTAATAAAGGTCTGGTACAAACTCATATACCTGTGGACCAATATTCTGGGTCATAGAGTTACATAACCACCAAGCTATACTATCTTGTGTACCACCATAAGTACCATACACTACTGTGAGCATCTAGCGTCCTTTTATTTTTTAGATTTTGCGTTCTCGGCGTTCATTACTCTAATCTTCTCAATCTCTTTTTTCTCTTTACCTTCCCATTCAGCATTGAATGTTCTAGTGTGACTTGGATTGAGACCAGCTTCTTCTAGTAAGTCGTCTCTGATATTTTGACTACGTTTTTCTAAGTTAAGAACTCTTGTGAAGCTGTTGTTGATAGCGGCCGTATAATATGCAAATGGATTCTGTGATTTAAACTCGTTAAACTGTAATCCAATTTGACTAAGTTGAACTAATGCTTGTCCACGCATCTCATCTACATATGTGTATCCACGCCAGTTGCCTCGCATACTGTAACGTTCGCATAACTTAATATACATTCCGCCTAGTGTATTTGATGTTTTACCATGCGTTACACTAAAGTATCCATTATCAATTCCACCTTCCCAATGACTGCGAGTAACTTCTGTTAGCTTGTCGTCAATATAAGCATAATGCTTAAACGGAGGGAAGTTACATTTTGAATGTAAGTCTGCTTCTGTTTTGGGTTTGTTCTTGCGGTTCTCTAATGGTATATGATCAAATGTCATTACACGAATAACAATGTCAGTGTCTTTGATTGTATCAACTTCTACAAGGAAGTCTGCAACACGTGGCTTTGTTTTCTTACCAGTTAAGCCTTTTTCCCATCTAGCAACTTCGGCAACGTGTGCATTCTTTTGTAAACGTGTTGCACGTGATTGCCTTGCTTCTTCAACTGCTTCTGGTGTAATGTCATCAAACGATTCAACGATTAAGTCATATTCTGCATATTGATCATCCTTAACATAACAATAGGACATCTTGGATTTATGTATCTCTTTTAACAACTCTTTGTTTGTTAAGTAAAATTGTCTTGGTGCTCTTGCCATAATTTATTCCTCTGTTTAAACTATTATAACTGAATGCGTGTAAAAGTCAACCGATTTTTATAAGTCATAAATACTTGTGGAGAACAGACATGATTATTAATGAAATTATACAAATTAGAGAAGATGTAGGTAGCATTGCAGTGTTTTATGGTGGTCGCTTTCAGCCTATGCACCAAGGACACCGAGATGTATATAAACATCTAGTGGGTAAGTTTGGTGCGGATAACGTATTTATCGCTACTACATTTAGTCAAAAAGCTACAAAGGCACACGCTGCAGGCAACTACAGTGATGATCCATTTACATTTGATGAAAAGAAAAGCATCATGTCTACGATGTTTGGCATACCAGCAGACAAGATTGTAAACAGCAATCCATACAGAAGTGAACCATCTACAGTAGGCAGAGACAACAATACAACAGGTATTGTGTTGGTGTTTGGTGCCAAAGATGCAGGACGCTTGGGTGGATCAGCAAATGTACAAAAATTGCCAGATGATATCTCACAAATAAAACCACAAAGCGAAATGATATATTTTTACGAAGCACCTCTTATGCAAGGCGGTATGAGTGCAAGTGACTTCCGAGCAACAATGGCAAGTAATGTATCAACTGAAGAAAAACAAAAAATGTTTACTAAGTTCTTTGGAAAGTTTGATGAAAAGATATTTAGATTCATTGAGGAGAGACTGACATGAGTATGATAGCAGGTTTTCACAATTCATCGTTGTTTGATCAAGCAGGAATACGAGGGAACAGAGTATCATTAAAAGCACAAAAAGAAAATCCGTTTCCGTTAACAGGAGTGTTAGCTCCCTTGCGAGATCCAATGCTTGCTGACTTTATGGGTGGAGTTACATTTCCACTTACTCCGACAATACAAATGGGACACCAAGCTTCTTATGGAACATACGATGCTACACACACTGCATATCAACCAAATTATTATATTAATACACCAAGTCCAACTATAAGTATTACAGCAAACTTTGTTTCAAATGATTTAACCGAAGCAGCATACACAGCCGCCTCTATACAATTTTTTAAATCATGTACCAAGCCAGACTTTGGAGAAGCAGCAAAACAAAGAGGAACAGCAGGCACACCTCCTCCTATACTAGTGCTTGCAGCATATGGTAAAAATACTATGCATGCACAAAACGTTCCAGTTGTTATTAGAAGCTTCAACTACACAATGCAAGAAGATGTAAACTATGTCGAAGGCGACTTTGGTGTACTACCAACTATGCTAGTAATGTCGTTAGAACTATCAGTACAACTATCACCAAATAGAGTTAGAAAACAATTTGATATTCAACGTTTTGCAAATGGTGGATTAATGGGAGGATTCATGTAATGGCCACTGAATATAGAAGAGATAGTTTATATAAATCTACAACTATAGAGAATAATAAATATTTAGATATATGGGAACCAAGTGTAGCTGATATCAAAGGCATAGCAACAACTCCATACACTATACAACCAAGATATCACCAACGTCCAGATATGTTAGCAAATGAACTATATGGTAATCCAAAACTATGGTGGGCGTTTGCATTAATCAACCAAGACGAACTAAATGATCCTATCATGGACTTTACAGCAGGACTAAGTATTAAAGTACCAACAAGGTTTACGTAATGTTAAAAGACAATTGGCTTAACACTGTATCATCAGCCACATACAAATTTACATTTTATATCACAGATTCAGATGTGTGGAATAACCCATTTGCGTATCTTTCGCCCACTGACGAACCAGCACTCAATGCCGGCAAAGCAATTATTATTGCCGAAGACGGAGTAGAAGGCGCATTTAACATACAGAACGTTAACATAAGTGCCGCCGCAGCAAGTGTCAACAATGGCCATGCAACTGCAAATGAAATCCAATTTGATTTAAACGAAAATTTAGGATTTTCATTTATGGATAGAATATTAGCAGCTGGTAGAATGATGAAAAAAGAAAACGTAACAGGTACAAACTTTGCAGCACAATTATATGTTTTAAAATTAGATTTTATAGGCAGAGACCCAGTAACTGGCGCTACTGTTAAATACCCTGATCCATTTTTATACTCAATGAAGATTTCAGAAATAAATGGCTCACTTGGTCCAGCAGGTGCATCATATTTCATAATAGGCGCACCACTTGAAAAACTTGCTCAAGAGGATTCAGCAGTACGAGAAAGTATAACTGTAGAAAACATCACAACAGCAAAAACATTTGCTGATCAGTTAAAGATTGCACTAAACAAAAGTGCCCAAAACATGGTTGAAAATTTAGGTCACCCAGGAGCTGGCGGAGTAAAGCCACTAATTGAATGGGATGTAGATTTTGATCCATCAGCAACTATACGAGCTATTGAAACACGTGCTATTCCTGGATTTGATTTACGATCTGCAGAATGGGCAGGAACAGCAGATGCTGTTAATCAAGGTGGATTAGCAGAAAGTGTCGAAACATTAGGTATAAGACAAACAACACTGAATAGAGAAACACAGTTAACTTCGTGGATAGCCGACACCCTTGCTACAAATATACCGACATTTGCAGATTATAATTTAGAAGCAGCTAAAGGTGGAGTAACTTATGCAATTGAAGTAGAACAAATAACAAAACTATCTGGTGAGATGCATGGCCATTTTAACCAAGAAATAAGAAAAATTAAAGTAGTAATAAAAGTAAGAAAAACAGACACTACTCCGCCACCAGACGAAGCTAGTATTTTAGCACTTAGAAATGTAAAATCAGTACAAGAAGAACGTTTTGAATCACAGATATTGCCAAGTCTTATAAAAAAATATTCATATCAATACACAGGCGAAAATACAGAAGTAGAAGCAGTAGATATAAAAATTCAGAACGGGTTTTTTAATGCAATGTCTCCTGGTGTTGGTATATATTATGCAGACGAGAAATTTCAATTTGAATCAAATATAAGAACTAATAAGCCAGTTGAAGAATGGATAGCTAATCCACACCGTGACGAGCAGTTTGTCGTTTCGTCTCCGGTGAAATACCTAAGTGACTTACAATTAGATAAATTTAATGTTAATCAAAATTCAGTATTTGATATTAAGATGGTTAGCGCAGAAGGCCAAATGGTTAATGAAATTAGTCCGGGTTCTAAAATTGCTGCTGGAGCACTACAATCACAAGCTGGCAGATTATTGGATAATCAAACTATGACAATAGAAACCAAAGGTGATCCAATATTCATGGGTACTAATAATAAAAATTTCTTTAACACACAAACAGGTTCAGTCTATATAGCATTTGTTAGCTTTGTGCCAGAACCAATTGATTTGCTTGAAAGACAACGACGAGGACCAATCGACTTAGTAACAACAGGCATTTATAAAGTTACATACATTCATAGTAAGTTTTCGCAAGGCAAATTTACACAATCAGTTAGTTGTTATCGAGACCCGAACAGCAATCCCATTCTATTAGCTGATACATTAATAAATTTAGAGGTAGGTGAATAATGGCAGGATATAGTGGAATAGGTATAAAATCAACAAATGTTGAAACTCCAGGTAGAGCAAATCCGCATCAAGGTTATAATATTAATAATATTGCGGGAGTATATGTAGCTGAAGTAGTTAATGACAAAGATGTAAAACATAATGGTAAGGTAACTGTAATCATACCAGAACTAGGAACAAACTTTGAACGTATTATTTTATTAACAACACCGTTTGGCGGCAATACGGAAATTACAGAATCATCAGAAGATGTTACATCATACGAAGGTGCGCCAAAAACGTACGGCATGTGGCCTCAACCGCCAGCAGTTGGATCAAATATATTAGTAGCATTTGTTGGATCAATGGAACAAGGATTTTTTGTGGGATATCTACCACCGCTAGATCGTAATGCTACCATGGGAGGTCAAGCAAGTAGTAATGCATATGATGGATCAGAAGATAAACAAATACTTTCCGGAAGTAGTGAAAAAAATGATCTTGATGAAATAGATAATGATACTAGACCTGCAAACCCTGAATCAGTGGCTCACCTAAACGACTCAGGACTTGCAGCTGATCTTGTGCGTGGACACAGCATGAGTAGTGCAAGACGAGAAAGCCCTAGTAATGTATTTGGTGTTACTACAAAAGCAGGACATACTATTAGCCTAGACGATGGCGCAGAAGATGGAACTAGTAATAATATTAGACTAAAAACAAGAGGTGGCCACACTGTATTACTTGATGACACTAACGGTTTCATATTTATAGTCAACAAAGGTGGAACCGGTTGGATAGAATTAGATGCTGAAGGTCAAGTAGACATATACAGCCAAGGTGGCGTAAACATAGGAACAGATGGAGATTACAATGTACATGCCAAGGGAAGTATTAATATGGAAGCAGAGCAAGGAGTTAACATCAGAAGCACAGGAACTGAAGGTATTAAAATACAAAGCACTGTCGGTTCAATTGATATTCATAGTCATATCAATATTAACAGCACTGCTGATCAGCAAGTAAACATGTGGTCAAAAAGCAATACGTATATCAAAGGCACACGTGTTGATATAAATCATCCTAAAAACCCAGCAGAAGCAGAAAAGCCTACACCACAAAGTCATATGGTAAACACTAGCGTAACGGAAACCATTAACAGTAGAGTTCCAGAACATCATCCGTGGAAAGGTGCATCGACAATCCAAGAAGGATATCAGTATCCAAAAGGAAATTCAGTATCATGAAGAATTTAACTTTACCAACAACCATAGAAGAAACAGATTTGTTACCTTTTGATTTATTTAAGGCTACTGACAAAGAACTGGCGACAACACTTGTGCCTATTAAAAATTTAGAAGCAAGTCCGGCTATAATTAATTTACTGTTGCGTAAAATAACATGGCGTGGATACTCATATTTAGATACAGATGGAGTTAGAAAAATTGGATACAATTTAACTAACGGCGTTGATGGAAATGGACTCACCGAAGAAGAATCGTACAGTATATGGATTGAAGTATTTAAAGATGCTGAAAGAAGATTCAAAGAAATATTTGTGTTAGACTCCCTAAGCCAAAGCCAATATGATGGTATGTTAAGTTTGTATTATCTAACTGGTGACTGGACAACAGTGGGTTCTGAAACAAGAAAATTTAATCTATATGATTATGTAAAAAATAGACAATGGAATTATGTAGCAACTGCAATGGTTAATAGTGGGCCCAATAGGACTATGAGACAACTTGAAGCAAAAGTTATTATGCTTGCTGATTATGGAATTCGAAAAAATATACCGCTGATCAGACGACAAGGAATACAAGACATAGCAAGCAAGTATCCATCAAGATTACTTGATGATAAAAGCAGAGCTCAAGCAGAGTATGTATACTACGAATTAACAAATAGGTTCTTGCCCCACATGGCAGAATCACGACAACGGATATTATCATCTCAACTTAATAAGTAAAGGACGACAAAATGCATGCAAGTGTATTACTTTTAAACGCTGATGCAACACCTTTAAGTTTACTTCCGTTGAGTACAATCAGCTGGCAGAATGCAATCAAGGCCATGTGGAGTAACAAAGTACATGTACTAGAAAACTATGCAGGTCGATTTTTGCATACACCCACAATAGAAGTACCACTACCAAGTGTTGTTATGATGAACACTTATCACAAGCCTCCAAGCAAAGCAAAGTTTTCTCGCAAAAATGTATACTTACGTGATGGATACTGTTGTCAATACTGTGGTAATCTATTTTACTACAACGAGCTTACAATAGATCATGTAGTTCCAAAATCAAAAGGTGGGAAGCTAACATGGGAAAATAGTGTTACTGCATGCGGTCCTTGTAATGTAAAGAAAGCCGACAAGTTATATCCAAAACCAATTAGGCAACCTGTGCGTCCTACATGGTTTCAAATAAATCATTCAACAACCTTTCATGATCTTCAAATTCCAGATGCAAATTGGAAAAATTACCTAAAGTGGCCAGAAGAACGACTACATGTTGCTGATACTATCACACTTTAATAAAAATTAAATACTACTATAATTTAATTGATAAATACTTGTATGAGTAATATAGTAGGCTACACAACCGTAAATCAAAAGAATGCAAGTTTAAGATTAAATGATCTGGAACTAGCTAAACGTGATTTGATAAATCACTTTCATATCCGTAAAGGTGAGAAGTGGACACAACCTGACTTTGGCAGTAACTTACCGTATTATGTCTTTCAACCATTGGGTGATAGCACAGTTCAGTTAATTAAAGATGAAGTTTATGAGATTGTAACATACGATCCTAGATTTGAGTTAGCAGACGGAGATGTTGTATTACTCGACGACACAGGTAGAAACGTTGCTAGTTGGAACGCAACAAGTGGTAATGTTGTAGTTACAACAGACAATGACGGACATTCAATAACAGTAGCGGTCAAGTTAATATATGTACCAACTACGACTGCAACAGATTTGCAGATTAAATTTGACAGAGAATTTAACGAAAAAGAAGAGTTTTAATTATGGCACAAAATATTAGACAATCAAAACTTTTTGCATCAGAAGATTATAAAGCAGTATACGATTCATATATCAATGCTAATTTACAAGCATATGATTATGATACTATTCGTACAGCGATGGTCGAGTATGTAAGAAACACATATCCAGAAAACTACAATGACTGGATCGAAAGTTCAGAATTTGTTGCACTACTTGACGTAGTAGCACAAATGGGACACAACTTAGCATTTAGAGTTGACCTTAACTCGCGCAATAACTTTTTAAGTACAGCCGAAAGACAGGACAGTGTTTATAAACTTGCAGAATTTATTGGCTATACACCAAGACGTAACGTGCCAGCGTTTGGTGAGATGAAAGTAATTAGTGCAAAAACAAACGAGACTGTAATAGGTAGTGCAGGAACAAGTTTGGGTGGACAAGATATTAAATTTGAATCAACAAGCAATGTAAACAACTTAGATGATTTTATTGCAGTAATGAACAGCATACTACAATATGGTAACCAGTTTGGTAGCCCAAAGAAACAAACATCAGTTGGCAATA